CAGTTCGTAGTTCACTAACAAGAGAGGCATCCGCATCAGCGTCTCTTATTACTGGTGGACCATAGGAAAGAGCGGTGGCAAGAAGACCCATTATCCAACCCTAAATACTGATAACTGCCCATAATGCATCTGAAAATTTTCAGAGTTACTCCCATGTCCGTTCTTAACTTGTGCCAACACATCTGTATAATCAGTGTGTCCAGTTGTATCAATTATTCCAGAGGCGGAAGCCATGTTATCTAAAGTTGCAGCTACTTTTTGAACAGCAGCATCATAACCGGGATATGCTACCGAACCACCATCAGCCTGGGTTGCAATCCTAAACGTCCATACCACAGTATCAGTTCCTGTCTGAACAAAACTTACGCCCAGATTGACCATAAACCATCCCTTGTCGTATATTCTGATTCTATCGTTTGCAAAATCAGCATCCGATCCCACGGTTGTTGATGATACAGTGCCGGTATCGTCAGGACCATTAGCACCAACTGAATCAGCATTCCAATCTATTGTTGCTGTTGCTCCTGATGCAACTGCTTGGCTTGCAGGAGTCCCTGCTGGTGAATATATTGTCGCAAAACCACCCATCCCAGACTCTGTAAATTGTCTGACCATTTGGGCAGTAATTGCGCCTGTCGTGTTATCAGCAAAACTGGTGCCAGTTAAAACTGATCTGGTTTTCCTTAATGCTGTTGGTGTTGCATTACCCATTATTTATACTCCACATTAAATGCGCTTCCAAAAGCGCTGTTCTTGTTTAAAAAAGATAGTGATTCTCCATCCTGAAGCGTTCCTGTTTTAATAATAAAATACACGTACCCTTCGGCGTTTCCATCCCTACCTGAAGCTCGAAATGCTGCTGTACTGAAAGCGGTAGAGAATGCAGTTAAAGGGAAAAACGAACCGGCAGATGAATCTCCAGTTATATCCTCCACGCTAACGCTCAATACAGAGCCTATAGCCCCACTTGTCTGGCCTTTTACCAAATCCCCCACTGACGGAATTTGCATGTCAAAAGCGGTACTAAAGGCCGCATCAAATACAGAATCTCTAGCATATCCAGTGGTAAAAGGAATTCTATATATAGTTACATCAGAAGGCAGTGTTTGACCGTCAAACCTTTCATAACCATCTAACCTTCTGTACCTTCCTCTTACATCTACTTCAAAATTATTAGCAGCAACTAACTCGCCAGGCCTCATAGATAAGGCAGGATCGACCATATTAATCCCACCCTCGAAAGGAAAATAATTAGACTTCAAACCAGAAGGCCTGATCTCTCTTCTAGTTAGTCTGGTCATTGCGGAACTACTGTAAAATTAGATATATCCTGCGCCTTAGAAAACCTTCTATTCTTTTGCCCCGGTAACTGATCAGCCTCAAGCTTGTCTAGCAAATCCTCAAACTCAGCTAATGCACCGGATAAAATTTCAGGAGCATCTTCATTTTCAGCATAGTATATTTTCGCTCTCGATGTTATTATCTTATGCAGTCTTGGGGGTATAGCCGATACATCCGCATCTGCCGCTAGTTCAGTAGGAGTTGCCCAATACGCAACAGAAATAGCTGTAGTTGCATCTGGGGTTGGGTATACGTCTATAACATTATCAGGCTTTACTGAGAATACTTCTGGTGTGCCTGATTCAACTACGCCCATCTTATACTCTAAATTGTAATCATCCCAATCCATGTACTCCAGCTCTTGATAAGAGTCTGTAGCTTTGGAAAAAACAATAGCATCCAGTTTCCAATTACCTACATCACTTGGAGATGTCAATGTGGATGTTCCAACAACTGGGGTAATAGTAGCTTCTGTCCACAAGAAATCCCAGTTAAACCACCTACTTTGTATGTCTAAATCGGCTTGCTTCACATAACGCACGACAGCATTCTCTTCCTCTGAAAGGGAAGTTGATGTAACATCGTCTGGCCCTGTTCCTGGGATACCAATATCCCTCGCCATATTCTGACACAAAACTAAGTAAGTACTCATATCAAATTTTTCACTATTCTATTGTAAACATCGTTAGGGTTTATCTTTGCAGCGCACATTGCTCCTCCAGTCTCACTATCCCTATTGCAGGTGTCAAATCCATAATGCATTTTATGGCATGGAAAACAAAAATTATCATAATGATCGGGCTCTAACGAGGTTGTATTCTTCCAATGCTTAGAAAGATTTTCTTTAGATGAATGAGATAAAAGAACTATTTTATGGTTATTTAAAGAAGATGCAGCATTTAGAACCCCTGTTTCAGGACCAACAATAATAGAACAATGTGGCAAAAACGAAAGAGTATTTCTAATACTCCATTCTCCTGATTTGGTTATAACCCTTTTCTCTTTTTCCCACCCAGACTCTAAGAGCTTGCAAAGTTCGTCACCAATAGTAATAAAAGAAATATCATTTCTTAATGACAAAACTTTAGACATCACAGTATCAGTCCAAGGGTAGACTTTATGAACAGAAGAGCCAGACAACGCCCATAAAATAACATGCTTAGACTTTATCTTCCTTCTGGTTTTTTTGGCCCAATCCCTTTCCTCTTTGGTAGGGAAAAATCTTGGATTAAATACATGGGGGACATCAGCTATATCATGAATTCTTTCCATATAGTTAACATCACACAAATCATGTACTTCTTCTTTAGTGAGGTTATAAAACTTTGGGCTCCCTGGAACCCTCGTATTTACCCCATAAAGCTTTTCAGTTCTATCCCCTACTAACAAAAGAGAGCCTTCTATAGACTCTGATAACTGAATAAATTTATCAAAACACGGAGACATCTTCTCCCAATATTCTGTTAGCATATCAATAGATATTTGATCAGTTCTCTGAACTAAAAGCTCATCTATATTGGGGTCACTCTTGCATATACCCTCACCCCTTTCTGTAACATTTACACATACTCTATAACCCTGATCTTTTAGCAAGGGTAGTATAGATGCTACTTGTATCATATCGCCAAAACCACCGTATCTAACAACACATGCAGTCTTAACTCCCCTCTTGCCCCCAAAATCTTGGGGAACAAAATCATTTACATCCTTTTCAGGAACTACTATTTTTTTCACTGTTTATTTAAAACGCCCATCCTGCTATGACGCCGCTTCCTCTAACCATTTCACCATTTACTCGACCTTCATTGTTTGTTCTTCGCTGCGCTCGTCTACACTCCATATCTCTCTCATCAAATAATTGAGAACCACTGGTGTATCCTTTAAGCACAGCTTCCGTATGGCCATACCCAACATCAGGTGTTTCAACCATACCACCAATAAATGCTTCGATTGAATTCATTCTTTTAGCCATTCTAATCTCCTTTGGATTAGGGGCGGTTTCCCGCCCCGTCACCAATTTATTTTAGCACCATTCAAACTTTCCACGATCAGTGGAGATGTTTGATTTAGCTGTACCCTGTGGCATCTGGTTCTTACCTACACTGTCCATACCTAGAGATTTTAAAGACTCTCCGGATATGTCCTTTTTTTCGATAAGACCGTTCTGATTAACCGTTGGGTGATTATTTGCAGTATCTTTAGCCATAATATCCTCCTAGTACCATTCGACTTCAGCGTATGCATAACCCTTTCCAGCAGCCGTGCCAGAATCAGTCGCCTGAACATAGGTAACTTCAATCTGAGTATCGGCAGGAAGAGCTTCTACAAGGACGCAATTCGAGTCATCTTGGTTGTTAAAAGTTTCAGTGGCCGCAGTAGTATCAGCAATTTCTAACTGACCATAGTAGTTTGCATCACCAGTCGTGCCAAGCAAAACTTTTCCAGTGACATCATCATCTGCAAAAGTTTCAGTTACATGCACTCCGATGTTTTTCAAGCTACCCTGTTTACCACTTGGACCTTTAAAACTCCACGCAGTACCAGTGCCAGCAGCGAAATCAGTTTCCACTGTGTCTTGGTAGATATATGCTCTTGGATCACTATAACTCATAATAATATCTCCTTAAGCTGCGCTATCCCACATCACTATACGTGACTGGGCTGCTTGTGTGTGA